ATCTTTTTTGTTCCTTTTGTGCTAAAGCCTCTATTGTATCAGGAATTATAGGAGAATCTAATTTTAAGTCTTTTACTTGTTGAATTAATCTTTCTTCAAATAAATGCTCATATTTTAAATCCTTCAATAAATCTTTTCCGTAATCTTCAGTTTTTTCTTTTTTTGCTTTACCTGCTCCTTCTGTTCCCGTAGTTAAACCTACTCCAAAAGGATTTTGAGATAAATTTTTTATATCAGATTGTAAAGCTGCCGTTTGTTTATCTAATTCATCTTTTAATCTTTTAGATTCATTTATTGCATCAGATAAATCTTGTAATCCTAAAGATTTTATTAATAATCCGGCACCTAATCCCGCAGTGCCACCTAATTGTTGAGTAGCTTGAGCAGCTAAAACTTTACCAATGTCGCTTGGTTTTGCTTTTGCAACAGTTGTCTGTGCTGATTCTAATGCTATGGTATCAGCCGCTACTTTAGCCATTCTTGCCCCAACAACGGCTTGTTGAATGTATGCTTGAGTTAATAAATCAACTGCTTTTTTAGCGTCTTCCGAAGTTTTAATTTGTGCTCCATACTCTGCATTAACTTCACTTACTGCTTTTTTAACTGCATTTAAAGCTTCAGTTCTTTTTTTATCTGATAAAGTTTGGTCTTCAGATATTGATATTAATTCTTGAAGTTTTAAGCCTTGTTCTAAGCCTTTTGCTTTTGCATCATCTAAACTTTTAGAAAATTTTTGATTTTCTTCTTCTGATTTTTTTATTTGTTTTTCGTAAGCCTCAAACAAACCTACTGCTGCAGAAATAGCTAAAACAATACCTGCCGGTCCTGTAAATGCTCCCGCTAAACTTGAAATTGCATTTTTAAACCCACCTTCTTGAACGGCTAATCTTGTTAATGTATTACCAAACATTGTAAGACCATTCAAACCTTGATTTAAACCACCGGAAGCAAACTCTCGGGTAATTCTATCCATTTGCCCAATCGCTCTAAAATTTTGATACGATTGTTGAGTAACTGTATCTACTTGAATTCCATATTCATATAAACCTTGCTTTGCAGTATCCATAGCACCGGTCCATCTTTTAATGGATTCGGTATCAAAATTATTTTTTAGCTTTTTCTCAAAATAATCTAAGTCATTTATTAACTTAACAATATCTGCTCTCGCTTCTGCACTTTCAAATTGAAACTTGACCCCTAAGTATGAATTAAATTCTGCCATAATTATTTTAATTTATTCCGTATAGTGCCAAAGTTCGTGATAATTCTTCATTTGATAGCATAACCTCCTCCGGCTCATCAATATCATCTAATTGAGGTATATGCCAAAAGGCTTTTAATGATTTTGGATGCTTATCTCCCGAGTTACTTAAATAAATAATATAGGCGAGGTTTCTTGTCCTCGCCCATTCATTAAGCTCCTTTCGCTCTGTTCCCAAAACGATAATACTATAATCTTTCCAAGTCATTTCCCAAAATTCACTTGGTCTTATTCCACATTCAGCAGCCTTAACTAAAATATCATCCCAAGTTAGTGTTTTGAGGCTTTTTTTTTCTCGGTATCTTTTACATCAGTTACATCAACGTTAATGGTAGATAAAATATATTTAAAATATTCTACCACTTGCCCTTCGCTAACATAAATCGAACCTATTTCATCAATCCAATCACAAACATCGATTTCAGTATAAATTACTTCTTCTTTTGTACTAAGACAAGCTGCCTTATATCCAATATAAAATAATTTTACAATCTTATCAATGTCTTTTTGGGTATCTGCTAACGCTTCAAAATACTTTTCTAAAGTTAAATTGTAGGTTTGGCAAAACTCACGCATTGCCCAAGTTCCCCATTTTAAATGGATTGTGTTGTTTTTCAGTTTTAATTCGTACATAGTTGGTTAGTTGTTATGCAGTTTTTGTTTGTGTTAATGGAGGGAATACTACTTCAAAAGTTGCAGTAAACTTCACATCTTCTTTATCAGGAGCAGTTAAATCCCAATTTGAAATAAATACTAAATCTGTTGCAGTTCCGCCATAAACTACGTTACCACTTGCAGGACTTGATGGACCCATTTTGATTGCAAATTTAGTCTTAGCAATATGCAAAGAATAAAGTAAATCGTAAGAATCTTTACTTGGAGTTCCTGTTTGGTCGATTGCAAAACCTTCAGCTTTAATTGATTGTTTAAAGTTTGGTCCCGGCTCGTAGTCATCTCCACATTTAGAAGATGCATCGATTACGTTGTTTGATGATGTGATTGCGTTTGAAGTTAAACAAGCTACTACTGCGTAGGTGCCGCTATTTGTTGCATCTGCGAATAATAAGTAACTTCTTGCTGATACTTTACTTTCTGACATTTTTATTGAGTTTGTGTTATTGTTAAATTATATGTTATTAAAGTTCTAAAAACATTATCTAAAGGATTTAAGGCTTGTATATTTCTGATACCGGCTACACTTAAACTTGAGGCGTTCCAACCTGTCGGAAGTGTAATATGAGTATCGGAATTTATAGCAGCTAAAATTTGATTAGATATAGTTTCCGAATCTTTAAAGCCAAAGTTAGCATTTTTTGTAACAATGTCTATCGTGAATACCAAAGTGTTGGTATATCCGTTTTTACCTTGTTGTTGGCTTGAAGTTCTACCGGTTAAAATTAAATATCTATTCCCTGCCGTATCAGGAGCAATGCCATCATAAACTCCTAATCCTGTTGCAGAAACTAAATTGGTATAAAACCATTTTTTTATATCGACATTAGGATTATACATTGTTTATTAATGTTTTTATTTTAGCTATTAATTGTTCTTTTTGCATCTCAAAGTTAGGGATTAAATATGGTTGAGCATTCATTCCGGCTACTGCTTTTTGACCTTTGAACTGCATCGCATACTCATCCCACCCCGAAGGAATAGAAACTTTTGCTCCTGTTCCAAATTCTACATAAGGAGCGTATTCTATTTGAGTAGAAACCTCCCACCCTTTACCTTTTTCATCTTCAAATGGTTGTGTGTGTATTGAGCCTCTTAAAATACCCATATCGACAGGACAATCTATTTTAGCACCCGTTTCAGTATTTAATGCTGCTTCTTTTACCGCATTATTTAAACCATTCTCAACTTTTTCGCTATATGCCCTTAAGTCTCCAATAAGTTTATCAATTCCAAAAACTTGTATTTGATTAGCCATAAAAATTGATTTCTAAGAATCTATGAGCATTGTCTACGTCATTAATAGATTGGATTGTGTACATTTTACCTTCAACATAAACTTGATATTCTTCATTTATGGTTGTGCCATATCGAATAAATAATTTAGCATCTTGATAATATGTTTTCTCATCTTCCAATAAAGTTCTTATGCTTCGTGCAGGTCTAAAATCTCCCCATACAGTTTCTTGTAAGGTAAAAGTAGTAGTATACCCACCTTCGCCATCACTTGTCGTTGTAGGTGCATATAAATCCGCTCTACGTGTCATAGTAGATGAATTTACGCTTCTATTCTTTTTTTGCCCTATTTGCATATTATAAAATTGGACTTGTTCTTGTATATCTTTGACACGCTCTCCAAGCCTTTTGGCAAACGCCGGTTTGGTCGTATCTTTCAACATCTGCTCCTCTATTCTCGTAATCGAAGTCTATTTGGTCTAAAATAGCCGTTTTAAGGTCTTTAGGCACAGGACTAAAAGCACTTGTGTATGTAGCCTTCAAATTTGCCCAAGTAGGGTATCTAAGGCAAGGATAATGGTCTCCAACTAAACTATATGTAGTGTTATATATTTCAGTTCCGTTATTATTATCGTAAAGGTGGAATGTTGTCTTATCCATTGGTCCGAAAGGCATTTCTAAACCACCTGCTGGATTATTAAAAAATATAGTAACATTTTTTGAAGTTAAACATAACCCCGTAGCCTTTTCAACTGCTTCTCTTGCTTGTGTAATTAAATCAGTAATTAAAGCATCATCAGCATTTGTAGAAACACGACAATAATTTTTTGCTTCAGTAAGTGTTACCGGTTCGGTAATTGTGCCGTTGTCCGTTAATGTATAATCGACTAAATAATTATAGAAAGACATATCCTTTTTTTACAAATTTACAATAATAATAATAAAAAACCCCCTACCATTTGGCAAGGGGTTAAATATATATCTAACTAAATGAATTATGGATTCAAAGTAGCATATATTGCAGAACCTGGCAACATTAAGTTGATTGCCTCGTAACACTCGATACGAGCAGTTACTAAGTTCTTTTGGAAGTTATCGCTATCCTCATAAGAGAACTCGATTGCGATACCCTCAACTTCTACTCTTTCGATGTAGTCAGCATCAATTACTAATGCTTTGTTATCAGTAACCCAAGTTGCAGATAAAACAGGTACACCCCAAATTGTGATGTCACCACCTGTTCCGATTTGAACTGAACCTGAACCTACATAGTAACCTGCGTTAATAGTATCAATCAAGATACGAGATTGTTGAGCAGGAGATACTAAAATATAAGATGGGTTAAAGTTTGCAGCTTTTTGGTTAGCGATTAATTGTACTAATTGCTTTAAATCTACAGTTTCAGTTGTTGTAGCAGTACCTGTTGCAGCAGCAGAAACAGTTGAGAAGAAAGAAGCATTTTCAGCTTTAAAGAAATCTCTTTGTAACATTCTTGGTAAGCTTTGGCTTAAGAATGGTAAAGATTTCATCATTTGCTTAGAAAAACGAGAGAAACCTGCAATATAAGAGTTTACAATCTTAGTTTCAGTTAATGAATAATCGTTTGCACCTTTTAATGCACCTTCAGTTTGAGAAGCGATGTTGTTTACTTCTCCTGTATTCTCCTTGTAGAAAGTGTAAAGACCGCTTTCACTTCTTACAGTTGGAACTAAGTCACGGAAGTTTACTAATTGAGCAGGTTGCAATGCTGGTCTTAAAGAGTAAGTAGTAACCGGATTTCCTGTTACGTTACCTGCGATAGTCATTGTTTTTGCTTCAGGCATTTCTAAACGGAATTTACCACCTTTCTTCAAAGTGTTTTCCATTTCTTCTAAACGACCTTCCATTTTTTCTACTACTAATTCATCGAAGTATTTAACTTCTTTTGCTTCGCTTGTTTTTTTAGCTGCGAATGCTTGGTCGATTTGCTTTTGCATTTCGTCTTTTACTACTAATACAGTAGATTTTACTTCTTCGATTTGACCTGCGAAACCTTTTACGTTCTCAGCCATTTCTTTGATTAAGTCTAAATTTTCCATTTTTACTTTTTAAATAGGTTATTAAAATCTTTAATTGC